CCTTTTTGTATTGAGCGGGCTTTTCCGAACAAGCCTTTTGGTCTCCCCACGAATTTCAGGGGGTGGGTTGCGGATGGTACTCCGGGGTCGGTGAAATGCTACTCGGTTGGTCGAAAAGTCAATTGTGTCTCCTTAGACGACATGAGGGACAATCACGGTATTTTGGGGAAGTACAAGGTCTGCACATCCAAGGCTCGGAGTCAGGGTATCATTGATGCGGAGGGAAATCGCCAGCCATCTCCGGTTCTTGGTACAACTTTTCAGATTTCTAAGGGGGATAGCTGCACCGAAACTTACGTGGTACTCGCTGCGTTCAACACGAAGAAAGAGGCGGACAACTTCGAGGCTTACCTGAGGTTGAAGTTCCCCCGCTTCTGCCTCATGCAACGGCTTATATCTCAGGATGTGAACAAGAGTAAGTTTTCATGGGTGCCTGATCTTGAGGACTACTCGAAGGCATGGACGGACGAGGAACTGTACGCCCACTTCGGGTTGACCAAGAAAGAGATCGAGCATATTGAAAAGACTATAAAAGGTATAAAATGACAGATCCAATCACCCCAATACATACACCAATGGATAAGGCGCTGGATGAATGGTTGTTGTCACTACATAATCAGATTGATATAGATTATAATATGAGTCCATATGAAAGCGCTCTTAAGTATATACAACAAAAACATCCAGAAATTCTTCCTGTAAATGATGATGAATGGATGCTTACACACTTATTCAGCGAGCATCCTATAGAATCAGCACATGCACGCCAAATGGCTGAAGGTATGCAAAATGACAGATCCAATCACCAACCGTAATCTCCTCATAGAAACGCAGCATAAGATGTTTGCGGACAACGTAGACGGATCAACTCTATGCCTGGATGTAGGCTGTGGTGGTGCAGTGCGTCCAGGATGGATAGGTATAGATAAATACACCGTAGCACCAGGTGTCATCAATGCTGACATGTGTAAACTACCATACGCTGATAACACGGTTGACATTGTACACAGTAGTCACAGCCTGGAGCATCTATCAATACGTAAGGCACATAGAGCCTTGTATGAATGGTATAGAGTCTTGAAACCAGGCGGTATGCTATTCCTGACTATGCCTGATCTGGATGCCATCATGCGTATACTGCTATCACCGATCACAACTGCTCAACGTAAATGGTACATGTACACATTGTATGGCTGGCAGACACACATGGACTCTCCGGACACTATAGATGCTCCAGATGATCCTGGCCAGTATCATTGCAGTGGACATACGATGCAGACACTGACACAGGAGCTACTGGATATAGGATACGTGATACATGACTCATATCTATTTGAGGGTTATGGCACACCTGGACTATACGTGAATGCGAGGAAACCGTGACGTTGAAGACAGAGAGCCTGTTTGATGATGATGATCCTACGTGGATCGATCATGATAGTGAAAAGGTAGTAAAGAAAGATCCAACATATGTGTTGCACCATGGTGATTGTTTAGAAGTGATGAAGACTATGGACGATGATACATTCACGGCATGTGTGACTGATCCGCCTGCGGAGTTGGCTACTCTTGATCGCTTTTTAGATAAGGTAAACAAAACCGGATCTATTCAAGGATGCTGGATATGGACAGGATCTCATAATGGTGTTGGTTATGGGGAAATACGTATCAAAAACAAGAAGGTGTATGCTCATCGATGGGCATACGAAAACATAGGCGGTAACAAGATACCTGAAGGATACCAAATTGATCATCTATGTAGAAATCCATCATGTGTAAATCCTGATCATTTGGAAGCAGTCCTACCTAAAACAAACGTACAACGCGGACTTGGTGCTTTACCACGGCCACAAAGTAAACATAAATACTGCACACAAGGGCACCTGCTTGATGAGACAGAATACATCCGTCCAGACGGACGCGGTAGAAACTGCTCTGAATGTGTAAGGACAAGGGCAAGAGAATACGCAAGAAGGAAGTATGGGTGGAAGGCAAAAATATGAAGTGTGCAAGCAACTTGGTATAGATGCAATAGGTATAGAGAAGGAAGCAGAGTATGTGAAGATAGGTAAACTAAGACTGAAGGCCTGGAAGGCTCATACACATGCACAATGAAATCATCGAATGGATGTCCTACGTAAAACGTATCATGCCTCAGTACTTCAGCAACATAAAAGTACTGGACGTAGGCTCTCGTAATGTAAATGGTACAAATAGATACCTGTATGATAGCACTGTGCGATACGAAGGACTGGATATCACTCCAGGCGATAACGTGGATCACGTAGGCTACGTGCATGAATGGACTACTACCGATAAGTACTATACGTATGACTCTGTCATATCTACAGATATGTTAGAGCATGATAGAAACTGGTTGAAGTCCATACAGGCTATGCTATACCTTTTGAAACCTGGTGGCCTATTGGTACTCACCTGTGCCGGAGAAGGTAGAGCTGAGCACGGTACATCCACACATAATCCAGAAGCATCAATAGGCACAAACGATTACTACCAGAATCTTACACCTCTTATGATGCGTGAAGCCTTCCTGCCTGAGCTCACCTGTAGTACCTGGCAATATAACGTATCCACCAACACCTTAGGTCCTGGATATGATACCAGGTTTTTTGGTGTCAAATTGAAAGGATAACCATATGTCACGATCCGGATATGCCTCACATCTACCTGTCATGGAAGTAGTACGAGAGTACACAAACTCAATCAATAACGTAGAATTTGGCTGTGGCCTGTATAGCACTCCATGGCTGTTAAATCACGGTAGAAACCTTACCACCTTTGAATTAAATGAAAAATGGTATAACAGCATATATGCCACCATAGATGAAGATAGCCGTAAACGCTGGACATGTACTATAGTGGAAGATGAGGTAGAATCAGCAAAATCACTACCACCATGTGATATGGTATTCGTGGATGGTGGTGCAGCAGATAAACGGTATCAGGTAGTACAACAGTGCATAAATGCTAATATAGCTAAAGCTATAGTGATGCACGATACTGAGCGTAGTAGTATGCTGTATAGTAACATCCAATTGCCATATACCTGGTACTATGTACGTATAGAGAATGATATGCCATGGACGTCTGTATGTACTACCAATAGAGGATTGATAGGCCTATTAGATGCCATATGGAAGGTGACTATATGTGGAAGTACTGAGAGTCTAAAGGATATAAAGTATCCTGTCATACCTGCCTACGATCCAAATAATCCTAACAACTAATACATGGTATCTAATACCTAACAACTTAGTACTCTTGTAATACGCGGTACTTGTGTAGTGCCTGGAGCACGTTTCAAACATTACTCCTGGAGAGTACCGATGTATACCATACTATTGCCTGGTGCAATCGTATCCTGCCTGCATTACAAAAATTACGAAAAGGTTAAAGATGAGGACTAATACAAAGGCCTTAAAGGCTGCATTCATAAAGTCTTATGGTGATACGCTTAACATCACCGAATCAGCAAAGGCCGTAGGCGTATCAAGACAGACAATATTCATGTGGCGGAAGAAGGATCCTAAATTCCTGGATGCCGTCATAGAGTGCGAAGAAGCCATCCTCGACAAGGCCGAGTCCAACCTGTACAAGCTCGTGGCTGATAAAGATTTCCAGGCTATCAAATTTGCTTTGACAAGCAGACGCCATGGTAGATGGACAGTAAACGAGAAAATGGCCATCGATCTCACTTCAGGCGGCCAACCTGTATATGCTCCAATCAATATCAATTTTGAAGTAGTACCTCCACGTGATGTAAAAAAACTATTGGATGAGGTGAATAGTGGATCAGACACAGCTAAAGACAATGCCAGTAATCCAGGTGGTGTGCAGCAATGATGATACGGAGTTGATGGCTATAGTAGGTATCATGCGCCTGTTGGATATCATGGAAGTGGCAGTGCATAAACTTGCTGATCCAGGTACTGCTCTACCGTCAAATGTAGGTGAGCAATACCTATGGTTGCGAGAGGCTTTAAATGTTTTTAAAATTGTGAAGGAAGAAGCAGGATCCGCGGTAAGACAGGCATTGATTGATGTGTATTCTTCAAAACAGGTGCAGGACGCAATACAAGACATAAAAGGAAAGTTTCCATGCCAGTCATGAGATGTACCATACACGGTAAAGCAGGATGGAAGTTTGGGCTGAATGGTACGTGTTATGCAGGTCCTGCAGGTAAAGAGAAGGCAGCACAACAAGGTAGGGCCATAGAGGCCAGTAAAGCAAAGCATGGATACAAATATAAAGATAAGTGAATAATCTAACATTGAGGATAGGGCCTGCAGCCTGATAAAGCAACAACCACGAAGTTGCCTTCCTCATTAACTAACTCGTGGACACTTTTTCGTGGAGGTGATGTATGGGACAATATAATAAGAGAGTTTGGGATCCAATAGATCGTGGGGATTATTACGACATACCACTAACTCAAGGATATTTTGCAAAGATAGATAAGGAAGATTTGGGCAAGATTATAGATAGGGCGTGGTCAGTTTGTATTGATAAAAAAAAGAAAAAAACTATGTATGCTTCTTGTAGGGTCGGAAGCCATACAAATAAAAGTAGGACTACTAAAAAGATGCATAGAGTTGTTTCTAATGCTCCTGATTTATACGTAGTAGATCATATAAATCACGACACTCTTGATAATAGGAAATCAAATTTAAGAATTTGTACTAATAAACAAAATTGTGAGAATAGAAAATTAGATGTTAGAAATAAAACAGGATTTGTAGGTGTTATGAAATATGGTGATAGATATGTTTCTCAGATATGTAATAGTTATAAAATAATTTATCTTGGTATATATAATACTAAAGAAGAAGCAAGTAAAGCATATAAAGAAGCAAAAAAGGAATATCACTCACGTGTCTACAGTTCATTTTAAAGTAACAAATAAACAACGCGAGTTTTTAGAATCAACTTCTTGGGGGACAATATTTCTTTCTGGAGTTGGAGGAGGAAAAAGTCTAATTTTGTGTGTGAAGTCAATTGTAAATGCGCTAAGAGGAAGACGACAGTTAATAGTGTCATTTTCTTATCCTGTGCTTAGAGATGTAATACTTACAACAATGCTTAAAGTATTAGATATGCTTTGTTTAAAACAAGGTGAAGACTGGATACTTAATCGCACAGAGATGTCAATAAGAATAAGAGGTACAGAAATCCTTATGAGATCTGGAGATAATCCTGACAGTCTAAGGGGTTTGAATATAAGCGACGTGTTTATAGATGAGGCCAGAGAATTTCATGATAGGAAGCTTTTTGATATTCTTATAGGACGTATACGAGAGGAAAAAGATTCTTCTTGGTCAATATGTACAACACCTAATGGAAGAGATTGGGTGTATCATTTATCCATGTCTGATAATGTTAAGTTAATAACACAAACGACAATGGAAAATACTTTTTTACCACAATCATATATACAACATCTTGTAGAAACATATTCAGGAGTTTTTGCTGATCAGGAGATATATGGTAAGGTAGTTGATTTTGTTGGAGAAGTTATTGATCCATCAACATTCAGGATGATTAGTCCTTTGTCAGTAAGTGAAGGTATACGATATTATGATTTAGCATTTGCCGACAAGAAAAAATCAGATTGGACAGTAGGGGCATTATGTCTAATATCAGGAGTACATTTCACAATAGCTGACATTGTAAGAGTTAAAGCAAAATATCCGGATCTTAAGGAGCTTATAGTACGTAACGCTTTAGCAGACGGTACAGGTGTGAAAATAGGGCTTGAGGATGTAGCAGCACAGAGAGCGGTAGTAGATGATTTAGCAAGGGATAAGAGGCTAATGAATTATGTAATAGTTGCGCAACGACCAATAGGTACTAAGCTTGCAAGAGCAATGCCATGGATATCACGAGCAAAACTTGGTGAAGTACAAGTAGTCAATTCACATTGGACACAAGAGTTTTTTGCGGAGTGCGCAGCCTTCCGTGCAGATATGACACATCCACATGACGACATGATTGATGCGGTATCTGGAGCATGGCATACATTGATGTCTTCTCAAACAGCAAGGACAGCGAGGATAAGGATATGAAAACAGACATGAGTCAGCAGCAACCTAATGGATTATTGTGTATGTACTCAGGCCATGATATAGGCAACATAGTCGTATGTGATATGGATGATAATTCAATAGGTTTAGTTATTAAGTATGGCATGCATATCATACTGCCATGGACTGCAAAGGTAAAAGCGTCATATAGCTCAGGCATTTTAAAGTACTTCCGAGAGTGCTCAAGTGATGCGTTTGTGTGCTCACCGCCTTTAAGATGCTATTTCATATATAACACCGACAGGATCAGCTTATAGCCGAGGAGGCTACAATGGCCAACATAGAGAGAGTATCATCAGATCAAGAGGATCATTTTCAGACATCCAGTGATCCACGTGTGTCAGATACCAACACCTACACGGATATACTGAGCGTCAATAAGTATGTCTTTTTGGATCACTCCTATTACGGTACAGGGGGATTCCGGGACGGTACATACCTGATACCGCATGATCGTGAAATGTTTTACATGAAGCGCAGAAGTTTCAGTGTATATAAAAACTTCTTAAAACCTGTCATCAACAGCCTGGTGGATCCTGTATTTGCTGAGCCTGCACCAAGAGTCATCATAGATGAAGGTGGTGGTGATGAGGGCAGTCCTATAGCACGTGCATTCCTTGAGGATTGTGATGGTGGCGGTACGTCCATACAGGCTTTCTCAAAGGCCGTACTACATGCTGCAAGGCGCCATGGAGTAACATTCGTGGTGATGGACAACTTTCCACAAGAGGCCATGCCTGCTACCGTTGGTGAGGCTGTAGAGATACGCACCTATCCATACATGATCAAGAAATCAGCATGGGAAGTAGTCATATGCAAGACTGATGATTTTGGACGCCTACAGGAGATAGCGTTTGCTGAGCCTGATCGTAAGGATGGCACTAAGACATACCAAAGGTGCAGACTATGGACGGACGAGTATAGTGTCATCATGGAGAAAGAAAAAGGTGTAAGCTCCGCTAATGCTGGTGGAGTAGAGCCTACATGGCAGCCAGTAGGTGCTCCAGTCTACCATAACCTTGGCGTAGTGCCTGTGATGAGCGTCTATGCTACCGAGCGTGATAGCCTGCATGATGTATTGCCAGATCCTCCATTGTATGATGTGGCACGCCTTAACTCATTGATTTATAACAAAGACTCAGAAATTAGAGATCTGGAAAGAAGCCAGGCTTTTAGCATATTGTACTTCCAAAGCGATCTTGGTGGCAACGTCACTATCTCCAATCATAACGCAATCATAGTGCCTATGGGCTCTACAATCACCCCGGGCTATATCAGTCCTGATAGTGCGCAACTCACTGCTCTTGTTGATAATAACAAGTATTACATGGAGGACTTGTTTAGATCCGCCGAGCAAAGCGGTGTCCATGCTGTACATACATCACAAGCCGCATCAGGTGTAGCCTTGGCCTGGAGGTTCTGGGCCGTAGAGCACGCATTACGTGAGACTGCACGTATAGCCACGGTGTTCGAGGTACAGGCTATGGATATGCTGTCGCTCTATACAGGCGAGCAGTACGAATATGCCGTCGAATATCCTACCACATATCAACCGGGCGATAGGATGCAGGAAATAACGGCTCTGAAGGAAATAGTTGATATGGGCGTGCCTGAGCAGCTGAAGATGGTAGTCTACCAGAAGGTAGCTAAAATCATCATGGCTGACGAGCCTGAGGATGAGCGTGATGCAATGATAGAGTCATTAAAAGTTGTGCCTGTTGAGGCTCCTGCTGAAGAGCCAGCACCACAAGAGCCTGAAGGTGGTACTACTGATGAAGAGGCCGAAGAAGGTAATGAAAAGCCTATAAGTAAATAATCTTATAATATACCGGCTATCCATGTGGATAGCCAAATATCCCAGGAGGATGTATGGCAATAAGTAACGTTGATGAGCTCAAGGAAGCTCTCAAGGATCACCCGTCTATAAATGACATAATGGCATATTTGGAAAATGCCATTGATGCCGAGAAGCAGACGGGTATCAGCAGCAAGCGTAGAGCTAATCAAGAGGCACAGTCTCTACGTCGTTGGAAACAGGTGTTAGAGGAAGCAGGTTATGATGGTGATGCTGATGGTGTAGCCGAATGGTTACAGGCAAAGGCAGCAGCATCAACTAAACCTGGGGAGCCTAATCCTGAGATCGATAAGCTTCGCAAGGAATTCGCCAAGGCTCAAAAGGCATTGGAGGATGAGAAGCAGAATGCCAGTAAGATCAAAACGACAGCCGATCGTAGAAGTATCAAGGCTAAGTTGATTGAGGCATTCAGGGATAAAGTTTACGGACACGATCTACTTGCCGATTCGCTGATAAATGATGGCAAGGTGAAGCTCACCGAAGATGAGCAGGTAGTGTTTGTAAATGGTGAAGATGAAGTTGAATTCGGGGCCGGAGTAAAAAAGCTTCTGGAAAGCCGTCCGGATCTCGTTAAGAATACGCAGGCGCCTGGAGCGCGTAGTGGTACCAGGCCGACTTCAGCACAGCCAAGGTACTCGTTAGATCAGCTGAAAAATATGTCCGCTAATGATATAGCGGCTGATATGGCAAACGTGCTTGAGTCTGTCAAGTCCAGTAAAACTTGATAGCCGAGCGTAACCAAGGAGTCATAGATGAGTGTACAGAATTTTATTCCTCAGTTGTGGAGTGCGCAGTTGCTTCTGGCCAACCGCAAGAATCAGACTGCTCTCAAGATCGTCAATCGCAACTATGAAGGCCTGATTTCTCAGGAAGGCGATCGCGTTAAGATTAACAGTATCGCCGCGATGTCCGTAGCCGATTACACCAAGAATTCAACCACGGTAACGTATTCGGCGCTTAATGCTGATGCGCAGTGGTTGGTCTTGGAAAAGGCGAAGTACTGGTCCTGCAGCGTCGACGACATCGATGCCTCACAGAGCAACATCGATATCATGCAGGCCGCAATGAGCGAGGCCTCCTACAGGCTGAGCGATGCCGCAGATTCATATGTCTACGGGCTCTATGCCAGTGCTGGTGTGACATCAGGACTTGGCACAACTGCTTCTCCTACCAGTGTTACAAGCTCCACGCTTGTTTCCAAGGTAGCTGAGATCGCACGTAGACTGGATGATGCACATTGCCCGTCTCAGGGTCGTTTCCTTGCTGTACCGCCTTGGTTCTTCTTGAAGATCCGTCTGGCGAAAATCAGCAACGAGATGACAACTGACAAGGCGCTTGATGAGGGATTTGCTGACAAGATCATGGGATTTAATGTGATGGTGTCCAGCAACATCGCCACGTCTGGCAGTGCCACGAAAGTGCTTGCTGGTACAAACGAAGCCATCACGTATGCTGATGGACTCATCAAGACTGAAGCTCTCAGACTCAGCACAGCTTTCGCCGATGGTCTCCGTGGCCTGCATGTGTACGGTGCCAAGGTTGTGAAGCCGGATTGCCTGGCTTGCTTCAGCTGCAGTGAAGGTGCGGAATAATAGTCATTGAGGCCATGGTGGGGACGGTAGAAATACCGTCCTCGCGCTGGATCGATGTGATAGTAGTACAAGTGTATGTGTGTCTGCATGAGCACATGAATTGAAATCAACTTCAAACAAAGAAGGCCTACAATGGCAAGAGCATTAATAGCTGCAACCACGGCTGTCACAAATGGACAGGCCGTGCAGACAGAGACGGTACGTGCTGGTGGAATCACTGGTACGGATGGATTGTACATCGCTGCAACAGTTGATGTGGATGACAAGATGGCGTTGTACATCCGCGAGACTGCCAACGGTGCAACAGGAGCAGTGTGGATCAAGGCTGGTGCCAACGTATCAAGTGGCATCGGTGATCTTGAAGTCACAGTTGGTGGAAGCGCATGTCTGATCGTTGGCCCACTGGAGCGTGCACGCTTTGGGCAGTCCGATGGGACGATCAATGTTGACGTTGGCGGAGTGACTGGTATCTTCGCAGCAATCGATCTGTCAGCCTAAGTAAAACCTGTACAGGTGGTGTAACAGCCACCTGTACATATCAGGTATAGCATGGCCGATGAATTAACAGGATTCATTGATAAGTTGCAGACGCTGCCTGAAGATATGCAGGCGAAGCTTAATAACACGTTTGCAAGCATAGGCACAGAGATAGTACAACGTGCGTCTTCCATACATAAGTACACATCACGCACAGGACGTCTTACTTCTTCCATCAAAGCCAAGTACACTAATACAGGAGTGGAAGCATATCTTGATACAGGAGTTGCTCCATACGCACCATATGTACATGCTGAGGATCCATTCCTGACAAATGCATTTGAGAGTATGCAACCTCAGATAGATGAAGCAATCAATAGAGCAATAGACGAAGTACTTCAAAAGGTATAATCAATGTCCTATATAACCGTGGCAGATATCACAGACAGGATAGCGGAAGGCATTGACGTCTCCTCATATATCCTTGAATCTGATGAAGCTATCAACGATCTGGCTGAAGAGCTTGGTGTGCGTAGTACAACGGATATAGAGACTGCTCCACTACATCATGCTGTACGCAGGTATGCGATCACGTATACACTTATGCGTATGTGCCAGGACGCTCTTGGTGTAGCCAATCTTGATAATCCAACGTCAAATAAATACCTTATAGGTTATAATATGTATAAGGAGCAACTGGCATCTCAGCGTAAACGGATCAGCATGGAGATGATCACAGGTGCCGTCAATGCTACACGTGATCGTGCCAATAACCTCACTGCAGTCATATACAGGGGGTGACACGTGGACGAGGCAAAAAGACAAATGGATTATTGTGGTGGCCTGGAAGAGTGTGAAAAGATATTTGTGAAGCTGGCCTCTTACTGGAGATCAGCTTTGATAGGACTGATTACTCTGTTAGGACTTGGTGCCGGTGTATGGACTTGGACATGGGCAGAAGTAAAGTCCGATCAGTCACGTCAGGATAAACAAATTGAAGAGATACAGGCTGCATTTAATGATATAGCGTATCTAAGATCGCAATCAAATGAGATACTGGATAATCAAAAGTTGATTATTCGGTATTTCGACAAACAGGTAAGGAGATAAAGATGCCATTCTTTAACAAACGTTGGTTCGGTGAGCCTCTATTGAAGGCTGTCGTTGATGGTACGGATCCGGCTGGTATCACTGGATCACAGGGACAAACTGGTGCACAAGGACTCACTGGATTACAGGCCGCAGGTGGAGCTACTGGATCACAGGGTGCAACTGGACAACAGGGTGCTACTGGATCACAGGGAGCTACTGGTAGTCAAGGTGCAACTGGTAGTCAAGGAGCCACAGGTGAGCAGGGAGCAACTGGAGAACAAGGTGCTCAAGGTATCACCGGTATGCAGTCAGTCACTGGACTACAAGGTGCAACCGGTAACCAGGGAGCTACTGGTAGTCAAGGGGCTACTGGAGATCAGGGAGCTCAGGGTATCACTGGTACTGAAGGTATCACAGGAGCCAAAGGTGCCAGCTTCACGGGTGCGTCCGCTTCCGTGTACTACACCAACTGCGCTGGTGATACAGGCGTCATCACTGTTACAACCGGTAACGTTGAAGTATTGACATAAGCAGTATAAACGTAATAAGGCAGGCAGTACGCTATATGAGTACTGCCTGCCAAGGATAGTATATGACTGTACTGGCAACTGATGCCATGCTCAACAGGGTGGAAGATGCTATAAAAGGCTTCATAGTTGGTATGAAGCAAGGCACCTATAACTATACCTGGGGCACTGTCAATGAGCCAGATGAGGTGAAGCAACGGTTTCCAAGCGCCGAAATCAGGATCCTTAATGAGACAAATCTCGATGATCCTGATGGCGCCTGGAGCCAAGCCTATATGCAGGAATGCACCTATGAGATCACGGTGCGCATGCGTTTATCAAAAGAGAGCAACAATCCAGATTTTGAGATTGATACAGAGTTGAATAAGGCTTTAGAGGATTTGAAAAAGGTGTTTGGTAACAACTATAGTCTCGGTAACAGTACCTGCGCCATGATCATGTATAGAGGTATGCGCAGAGTACAGGACAGAAACGGTGATCTTCTCGCGCCAAAGCATATGGTAACTACTTGGCGCATCACATATACACAGGACAGGTTGTCGCCGAGTACTTCGGCTGATGCCTAACTGCAGTCTAACTAAGGAGCTTTAAATGTCCAATAACTATTCAGCAAATCTAAGGATAGCAGTAGGCAAACTGGAAAGTGTGCCTGGTACTGCTGAGACTCTTACCAATTCCGATTTTGATGTACGTATCCGTGGTGTAGAATTCACGCCTACGGTGGAGTTGGATGATGAGGCCTCAAAGTGGAGTCGTGGAGATCACTCTGAAGATGAATCAATCACAGGCGTCACTACTGGCCAGATTACATTCACGGTAAGAGCAGCACTGGCATCTGCCGTCAATGCTGAGCCAAAATTTTGGAAGTTTGCAAAAGGTTGCGGACTGGCTTCAGCAGCGTGGGCCTCAGCAGGATATGGCCTGACGCCTAAGAAAGCAAATGATGAAGTCACCATGACTATCCAGGTGTATGATATCCAGCGTGGTGGTACCGGTAATGCAGTCATGTATAAATTTGCTGGATGCATGGGCAACATGGTGCTGGGCGCGGAAGGTGTTGGCAAACCTTGGCTGGCAAGTTTCACATTTACTGGTAAGCTTGTCAGCATGGAAGATGTGGCTGCCGCTTCAGTACCAAGTCCTTTTGGCCTTGATACTACATGCGCAGATAAATTCCTGATGGATAGCGTGTATGTGGACAGCGTAGCTCAGAAGGTGTCTTCATTCAGCCTGGACTGCGGTAATGAAATCCAGCCATGCTATAATCAAGCCGATGCTACTGGTATTGATCATTTTGGTATAGTATCACGTAAACCACGCCTGTCAATCAATCCTTTGATGCAGGCGCTATCTACCGATAACGTGTGGAATCGCATGACTACAGGAGCAACCGGTTGTCCGGATACGTTTGCCATGCACTTGGGAGACACTGGTGCCAATACACAGTTTGCAATCATGATACCTAAGGCTCAGTTGCTGTCCGCTACCATAGCTGCACGTGAAGGACTGGTAGCGTATGAGCAGAATTATAAGCTGCTGGGTAATGGTGTCACTGGTACGGTAGCCGATGCTAACCTTACACCGGAAGTAACATTTGAGATATTGTCAGGAGCTCGCTCATAATTTAAAAGCTATAAGGAGGACAGGATGAGTGACGTAAAAATGTCTGATGAGGTACGTGCACGGATGATGAGTCTGATGCCATGTACCTCAACTTCTTCACACGAATGGATACCAGATCTATTCAAGGAAAAACTTAACAACGAGTACATCATACCAGAAGATCACTGGCCTGTATTTCAATTGAGGCCATTCACTACTAAAGAGCATGCCAACATACGCACCATGGTGATCAAGAGCGGCAAACTTGCTCAGGCTTCAAACATCTCCGCGGCATCATTGGCTGAGCTGCAAGATAATATGTATGACTCCTTGCGTAAGATAGTAGTAGGCTGGAGCAATATCAAGGACTGGCCAAGTGGTGTAGAGTATACCTATGAGCAGGATCCAACAGGTGGTGTGTCAAAAGACAAGTGGGAGTTCATACCGGATCCTATCAAGCAGGAGCTCTTCAAATACATATGTCGTATAGGCGGCCTGGTGAAGATGGAAGGTGAGGATCGCCTGGAGGAGTTGAAGCGGGGTTTGTAATTCTGGCTGCGGCACACGCTGGCATGGTGCCTATGAGATGCTCACTATGCCAGCAGGATGATACATTACGAGAGACATGGGGGTGTACGCAGCCTACGCAAGTCCCAATATGGGAGCACGATGGCGATCTGTACTACTCATGTCCTTTGTTATATATACCTCACGAAATAATTGACTGGTACTACGAATACGATTATGCCAAGGAGTTTGGTACCGCTCCATATGAAGACATGTCATACCTATGGGTATGGGCCGCATCAGAGTACAAACGTGAATACAACGCGTGTGTGGCTCAGAAGAATAATGAGCAGATTGCCAAGCAGAATAGTCGTACTGCTTTCCGTAATGCAAAGATGAGAGGTAATGACGATGGCTGATATAGTCAAGACTATACAACTAAAAGTAGAAGGCCTTGAAAGTCTCAACGCTGCAGTAGATGAGCTTAAGAAGGTAAGTGGTGCTACTAAAGAAGTTGAGAAGGCCGCTCCGAAAGCCAAGTCTGGTATAATGGATATGGCTGCTGGTTTTGGTGCAGCCATGCTCACCATAGGTATGGCCAAGAAGGCCTTCAAGGCATTCACGGATGCGCTTGGTGAAACGAAGGCCGGTAAAGAGGCCATGGACTCCATGAAGAAATCATTCACCATGATCATGGACGCCATAGTGACTGGACTAATGCCTGTCATACAGGATCTTGCCAAGATGTTTGCGTGGGCCGCGCCTTATATAGGTGCTGCAGTACAGGCCATGGCTCAGGTAGTATCAACTACATTTTTTGCCATCAAGACTGCCATCACGTTTGTTATCACAAGCATCCTGTCTTATTGGGAGATACTCCTTAATACTCTTGCTAAAGGCGCCTCTCTTATACCTGGTATAGGCGATAAGATGGCATCTGGACTGAAGACAGCCGCTGATGCTGTAGGTAAATCCGCTGAGTCAATGGCTGTACAGACTGCAGACTCCTTCGGCAAGATGATCACCAGTGCTACCACATGGGGTGGAGAGCAAGAGAAGGTGATGTCTGATGCTGAGGCCAAGCGCATTGAGAATCAGAAGAAGGCGCATGATAAGGAAGTAGAAGAGGCCAAGAAGGCTGCTAAGGAAAGACTTGATGCGGAAGAAAAGGCCAGACAAGAAGCACTTGCCGCGGAAGAAAAGGCTCTTCAGGCAAGTCTTGATGCAACCAGAAGATACCACGACGAATTAAAGGCTGAGGCAGAAACAGCCAACAGTGACAGACTATCATTGTATGATGAGCTGTCAAGTAGATCAGTAGGAATAATAGAAGATGAGTTTGAGAAGGCTCGTGCTGCTGAGTCTGTATGGTATGAAAATAAGAAGATGGATCTTGAGCAGGCCGCTCTATTCAATAAGGAATCAGCATCAACATTGGCTGCGGATCTTGAGGCCATAGAATTATCACACCGTGAAGCCATGGCCAATATAGATGTAGAAGACAAGGAAGCACAGGCTGAGCGTGATGCAGAGACTGCTGAAAAGGCCGCTGAAGAAAAAGAAAAGGCACTAAAGGAAGAGCAACGCAAGCGTGAAGAAAACCTTTCCACAATGGTGAATGTGGCTCAGCAATTCCAGGATATCATATCAGGCATAACGCAGGTGCAGCTTGCTGGCATAGATGAGTGGGCTGATAAGCAAAAGGAAAAGGCTCGCTCCACTATCAAAAATCAGGAGCAATTACAGAAGGAGCTTGAGAAGATAGATAAGGAGAAGGTCAAGAAGGAGAAGGAAGCAAGAGAAAAAGAGAAGGCCATGGCAATAGTGATGGCCATCATCAATACTGCTGTAGCAATCACAAAAGCATTGGACACAAATCCTTTCATGCCTATGGGTCCTATCATGGCAGGACTGGCAGCAGCCACAGGAGCAGTACAAATCGCCTTGATAGCCAGCCAGTCCTTTGCAAAAGGTGGTATAGTTGAAGGTACATCCACCTCCGGAGACAACACACTTGTCCGTGCTAATGCTGGAGAGCTTATCCTTAACAAGGCTCAACAGGATGTTGTAGCCGATAGATTGTCATCTAACTCTCCACAGGTACAGGTAGGCGGAGATACAATCATCATCAATGGTAATGCAGACGCTACCACCGTAGAGGCCATACGACAGACACGCACCGAGCAACTACAGGAGATGCGTGAGATGTTGCTGGATCTACAATACAGAGGACAAATGGTGGTATAAGATGCTACTATCAGGCACAGGTATCACTACACCACGGACACTGAAGGTTATCAAATATCAACCTGTCACGAAGTATGCACTGTCTTGGACAAAGACTGCTTCCGGTAACTATGTATGCGCCGATCGTGGATCAGCCTATGATGTATACGAGTCCAAGATCACCATAGCAGGCTACGAGTACTACGTAGATGAGATATTGGATGCCATACAACTTAACCGTGCCGCCAATAATCATATCCTGTCCTTGACTGCATTCAATGGTACTGATGATATGATATTTGGTGCGGACGTGGACTACAGCTCTGGCCTGAGTGTCACCGTGTCAAAATTGGATGAGCGTAAGCAGAAAAGTTGGCATGGATACAGTTTCTCTATGACTATGAGGGTCCTGTCCCCTTCATTCACTGGGAGCTCTTCCATGCCAACCTTACAATATATAAGCAAAGGATATACAGCAGACACTTCATTCACGGTGGATAAGAAGGACGTATATGATGCCACCTTCGTGTACCTTGATGAGGAGAAGGATGCCGGTGAGTTGGAGTTTGAGGTACTGCTATCCACCGCTAATATGAGAAGTCTTAGAAGATATGTGGCAACTGAGCGTGGTAACACTATCACCATCAACAGTATAGCAGGTATGGCATATCCGTTTGGATCACGTGGAAGCAACTTTCCAATTGATTGCAAGATCATAGATTTCGAGGATAAAGGTATGCGTGGCAAGGCATACTACTATGCCAAATTGAAACTGGCTGAGCAGGTGGTAGAGACATGAATTATCCGATAAGTCCTGCACGGTGGGCTTCGTATGGTAAACCTTTTTACAATGCTGGATCATGTCCTGGCATACGGTGCAAGTCACGTGATACAGTACAAGGACGCCTGTCTTTCTATAGCAGTACGCTCACGCCTGAAGGATATACAGGAGTACTATGGTGTGTACAGTCGCCTACAGGATGGAGTGGAGATAGATACAGCCAGGCATACGTTGTACAGCCTGTGGCCAGTGTAGTATCGCTTACAGGTGATACTGGGCCTAATGGATCATATGATGTATTCTGGGAAGTTGATATGCAGGCGGTGACTGGTATAGCATACAATGATTACTATGGTTTGCAGATATCCATGAATCCTGGCATGTCACAGGAGACTGGTCCACACTATACCGCGGATCTCGTGATACACGTGCAGGATAGTTTCAAATAGTATAAGGAGCACAGTAATGTCCTATCAAATCGTACCACTATCGTACTCTGTATATGGTATACGCCTGGATGAAGGTGACATACCTCCAGTGGTGAAGGTGAATGAAGGATCAACGATTGAAGGTGATATCGAGATCAAGATAACTACCATCACCACTACGCCTACATTGTCGGCTACCATATATAAACTGGTTGCTCCTACTACCACCGAAGCGCGTTGGAGTAAAGTTAACACTGATCTATATACCACCACTGTATTGTCTTATGCTGCCAGTCAATTAGCATCAGACAACTGGAATATAAAATGGAGATTTGATCCAGGAGCATTGGCTACAGCTCCTGTACACGGAGAGTACTATGGTATATCCTTCTTCGTGAATGCCGGATCAGCAATCACCATACCTCAATATGAGCCTGATATCGTGGTTGAGATATACAACGCATTGGATGTCACTGGCTACACAGGTACTGCAGGTGGATCATTTTTAGGCATCACGGGGCCACAGGGTATGACTGGCACCTATGGTGCAACAGGTGCTCAAGGCTATACTGGATCACAAGGTGCTACTGGACTTGGCTCAACAGGGCTTCAAGGGCCAACAGGTTTAGAAGGTGATTCAGGAGACACCGGGTATCAAGGTGTTACAGGCGAGCAAGGATGTACCGGACAACAAGGGGCAACAGGATTACAAGGAGCAACAGGTTTAGAAGGTGATTCAGGAGACACTGGATTTCAAGGAGCTACTGGACTTCAAGGAGCTACTGGACAACAAGGGGCTACTGGCCAACAAGGATGTACTGGTGAGCAAGGATGCACAGGTACTGAAGGTGATTCGGGAGATACTGGATATCAAGGCGCAACAGGTGAGCAAGGTGCCACTGGTTTTCAAGGGATAACAGGTCCTGATAATAAACAAGGGGATACCGGGGCACAAGGGTATACAGGATCACAAGGTTGTACTGGGCTTGGTGCTACAGGACTTCAAGGGCCAACAGGAGCACAGGGCGATACAGGAGTACAGGGCACCACAGGCATATTTGGTGTGGCCGGTTTGACTGGTGCAGAAGGACTTCAAGGGATAACAGGATACCAGGCAGTAACAGGGTTACAAGGAGCTACTGGAGAGCAAGGTTGTACAGGAGATCAGGGTGCACAAGGTATAACTGGACTTCAAGCAGTTACAGGATTACAGGGGGCTACTGGTGAGCAAGGGGCCACTGGAGAGCAAGGGGCCACTGGAGAGCAAGGGGCCACTGGAGATCAAGGCGCACAGGGTATTACTGGACTTCAAGCAGTGACAGGTTTACAGGGGGCCACAGGTGAGCAAGGAGCAACAGGTGATCAAGGAGCAACAGGAGAGCAGGGCTGTACAGGAGATCAGGGGGCTACTGGATATCAAGGAGCAACAGGAGAGCAAGGTTGTACTGGGGACCAAGGAGCTACAGGAGAGCAAGGAGCTACAGGTGATCAAGGTATTACTGGTAGTTGGGGTATTACTGGTAGTGGAGGTATTACTGGTACAGGCGGTATTACTGGTAGTGGGGGTATAACTGGTAGTGGTGGTATTACTGGTACAGGTGGTATCACAGGACTTCAAGGAGCTACAGGTGAGCAAGGTTGTACTGGAGATCAAGGAGCTACTGGTGAGCAGGGTGCTCAAGGTTTAACTGGTGAGCAAGGATGTACTGGAGATCAAGGTGCTACAGGTTTTCAAGGGGCAACAGGTGAGCAAGGATGTACTGGAGATCAAGGCGCTCAAGGTATTACTGGGCTTCAAGGGGCTACTGGACAACAGGGATCAACAGGAGAGCAAGGATGTACTGGAGATCAAGGCGCTCAAGGTATTACTGGGCTTCAAGGGGCTACTGGTGAGCAAGGAGCTACTGGACTACAAGGTTGTACAGGAGAGCAAGGAGCAACTGGTAGTCAAGGGGCACAAGGTATAACTGGTTTACAAGGCGCAACCGGGGAGCAAGGAGCAACAGGTTTTCAAGGGGCTACTGGTTTCCAAGGTGCTACTGGGGATCAAGGCGCTCAAGGTATAACAGGAGATCAAGGGGCAACAGGTTTCCAGGGAGCTACTGGTGAGCAGGGCTGTACTGGATTACAAGGTGCAACAGGTTTTCAGGGAGCTACTGGTGATCAAGGTACTACTGGTTATGATGGCATCACTGGTAGTGGAGGTATCACCGGCACTGACGGGATCACAGGTAGTGGGGGTATCACTGGATCAGATGGTATCACTGGATCAGGTGGGATCACCGGCAGTGGCGGTATCACTGGTTTACAAGGAGCTACAGGCCTCCAAGGTATCACTGGACTTCAAGGAGCTACAGGACAACAAGGAGCAACGGGCAGTCAAGGTTGTACTGGTGCGCAAGGCGCCACTGGTTTCCAGGGTATCACCGGCACTAATGGACTGACTGGTGCATCACTGGCTGGACAGATTTTCCTGTCATCTTCTGGTATGTGGCCTTCAAATACTGACGGATGTGGTGCAGTCACCAAAATAGAGTATGCAACAAATGCTGTTAACATGTACTACCTTCCTTTTGATTCAGCAACCCGAGAGCGTTGCAACTGCACATTTGTGGCACCATCAGACTATAACGGCGGTACTGTGACGGCACAATTCTATTGGTCACATCCTGCAACGGATACTAATTTTGGTGTAGTGTGGGCCATACAAGGTCGAGCTTATGCTAACGATGATGCATTGGATCAGGCTCACGGAGCAGCTGTTGAAACTGAGGACACAGGTGGCACAACTAATGATATTTATATAAGTCCAGCTTCTACTGCAATAACATTAGCAGGAAGTCCTGCAGCAAGTCAACTTATACAAATACGTGTATACCGTAAACCAGACGATGCATCAGATACTCTTGCTGTTGACGCATACCTTCTTGGCGTGATGTTGACATTCACGAGGGCATAACGGGGCATAAGACATGGCTACACGTACCTGGTCATCATCTTCTTCTACAGATATGAATAACACTGCCAATTACAGTGGCAGTGGATCATTCGCCACGGATGACTTGGTGTTTGATGCCACGTCTGTTGTGAATGCTGCAGCCACTGCTAATATCGCTTGTAATTCGATCACGATCACATCTGGGTATAGTGGGACGTGGGCGCTGACTGGGTACACGGCTACTCTTGCTGGTGGTGATTTTTCAGACGAAGGAATAACAGGTAATCATGCTTATGGTAATGGTATCACACTAAATGGTTCAACAGCAATGTATCATACAGGCACAGGCGGATCAGCTAAAAGCGCATCTTCGTGTGTGCTAACTTTTAACGGTACAGGTGGTGTTACATTTGATGACGATAAACAGTCAACAATAAAACAAGTTGTCCTTGGGGAAGACGTTTCATTAACGGTAACAAGTTCACAATTTTCTACTGCAAATAGTACTGGATCAAATGTAATTTTTGGCGACAATAGCACATTTACTACTAATGCTACAAACTATTTTGCAGGAAGCGATGGTAACTATTTTTTCACCATAGGATCTGGTGTGACTCTTAATGGGTCCGGATCGTGGCACTGCAGAGTATATAGTGCTGCAACAACAAAATTACCTGCAATCACCTATACTGGTACAGGGTATTGGGCTTTAGGAGCAGCAGCAAATGATCGTGTATCAGCAATAAATTTTGACGGTGCATTTAATATAGGTACATGCACGTTATATATGGGTGCTGTTACCGGTGCAACAAATGTGACAACCACCATAGATACTAAAAATTTTGCTATAACATGTGGACAATTTTATTTAGGGTATACATCAGGCTCAACTAATAGATCTTTGATATCATTAGGATCTTCGGCCATATCGTGCACAAGTATTAGTGGGGGAGGGTGTACCGCTGCAGCAACAATAGATCTTGGATCAAGTGCTACAACATGTGCAGGATCCTATACCGCAAATGGATCTGCAACCTACACCGTAGACACTTCAGCAGTCACAATCACCAACACGTCCACCATCACCTGCAATGGCAAGACGCCTTTCCATGATCTTACTATAAATGCAAGTGGTAAGACAATCACATTGGCAGACGCCTTAGTGACAGACGGTGATCTTGTACTGACAGCAGGCACTCTCAACCAGGCGGCGAAGGCCATCACTGTAGGCGGAAACTGCAGTCTCTATGGTGCAGGTACCATCAACGGCGCATGGACTATAGCAGGTAATTTCTGGGTGCGTGAGGGATGTACCTGTAATATGACAGGTGCTACATTGACGTTTGCTAATGCGGCATCCATCTGGAATACAGCACCTACTACAGATGAGGGTGGTTTGATATATAAAGGGCCAGGCTCAGTCATATACGCCTCAGATAAGGTGACTGTAGTAGAAACCAATCGTATCAATAATCCGAAAGCAGTGGCCACCACCTTCCAGGATCCAGGACTGTTTTAAAAGGAGTATAACAAAATGAATGCACTCAACGGTTTGTCCGGAAAAATTTCCATCATGCGCGTACTCGTGTCCAGCATCGTGGCAACCGTGCTGCTCACATGGGTAACTGGCAACATCATATGCTGGTGTCATGGATGCCAGTTTGTAAGCATAGGGGTGCAGGAAGTGGCGCTGATACTGGGGGCTCTTGCTTGTAAAGCTGGACAGAGGTTTGGAGAGAGTAAATCTCCAACCAGCACCACAAATGTAATACCTTTTGATAAGGCACAGTAATCAATGGCATACGCTCATAAGAATAAAACCAGTAGAGTAGGCACCATACATACCGCGGAAGTATTTGTGCCTGATCTGCCATCATCTCCTACAGGATTATATCTAAGAGATGATGGTACCTGGCAGGTACCAAGTGGCGGGGATACTGGACTACAAGGGCCTACAGGCAGTCAAGGACAGACTGGAAGTCAAGGACAGACTGGTGGCCAGGGACTGACTGGACTACCTTTTGGAGAAACAGGACTTCCTGGGCCTACAGGTGCTCAAGGATATACCGGGGCACAAGGGTATACAGGATCACAAGGATATACAGGCGCCACCTCTGTAGCCGAGAGTCCTATGAGTCTGTACTATTCAAATACGTCAATATATTTTAATAATGCTGTCACAGGATGTTTCTCATTCACAGGTAATAACGGATCAGTCCTGACACCTCACCTTTTGCAGTGGTATGGAGTAAATGTAGCTGAGTATACTACAGGATACACTGGTGCAGAGACTTGGTACTGGAATGGCGTGAATATGCGTAACCAGGCATTTGGTACGCTCGCTTTTGATGACTGGAAGGCGCCTCAGTATGATCATAGTATAGTCATACCAGGATCAACAGGACTGTGGCAGTTTGATGTTGTCCTGACAACGCCTAATTCAACTACAGGAGTATACGTCCTATCCTATCTCACTGATACACCATTGGAAGGCGTATTAGGAGAGACTGGGCTACCTGGGCCTACAGGAAGTCAAGGACAGACTGGTGCCATAGGAGTCACAGGTTTGGCATATGGAGAAACAGGACTGCCTGGGCCTACTGGTAGTCAAGGACAGACAGGTAGCCAAGGATCAACAGGATCTGCAGGTATAACAGGTCTTCAAGGTGGAGGATTTACAGGATGTTTGAATATAGTACTATCTGGATCTCCTGACAACCTTTATGCCGGTATTGCATGTGATGTACATATACCAACCGCTATGACAATAAGTAATTGGACAATATTAGGAAGCTCTACCGGCGCATACACTATAGGACTTTGGAAAGATACATATACAAATTATCCTCCTACTTCCGCGGACAGTATGACTATTGGGGGTACTGGTCCTTACATAAGCGGTGAAATAAAAAGTACAGGCACTACATCAGGATGGACGGGGCCATCGCTTGCAGCAGGAGATGTGTTGCGTGTTAACATAGACTCTGCAACAACAATGATAAAAAGGCTTACTCTTAATCTTGGATATACTATATGAATGTAATATCTAAAATATACACTGCTTCTGACGGAAGTGGATTAGCATATAAACCAAGGGCAAATGCCACAACTGGTGAAATTTTTGCACACAGAGCCTCTGGTTTATATATATATGATTCTTCTCTTGCATTAAAAGGAAGCGCCACAGGATACACAGCATATAATAGTTGTCAAGACGCAAATTATTTATATGTGTTTGGATCATCAGGACTGCTGGCATATACATGGGACGGATCTACACTTACATCAAAAGGATCAACGTTTACAAGCGGAGATATTTCTGTAGACACAGATGGCACATATGTTTATGCAAGCAATGGCGGACGTATTTTTATGGAATCATTTGATGGTACAAATTTTACAGACGTTGATGAATACCTTATGCCAGATCTCGAAGATGTGTATGACTTAAGATGTTTGTCAGGGCATATTGTTGCAGCAAGTGCAGATAGAAACTTATATGTTTTGTATCGTAGAGGTTTAGGTGATTGGGTTGTAAATTCATATTCATATGCAGATTATTGGCCTGAGCATGTATGCTCTGACGGAAGTGCCACAATTGTGTATACTGATAATGCCAAGAATGGTTATGCAAGCGTGTGGAAATTTGCAATTAATACTACCACTCATGCCATAGCACTACAATCATTTAGTGGAGATACTGGAAACACACGTGGTGTATGCTGGAATTCGGATGATTCAACAGTAATAACAATGGGACTTTTAGATGAGCAGGTAAAGGAGTACGATCCTTCCACATCCCCATATACTAAATTAGGTGAGTCTGTATATGGGGAAGGAGAGGATTCAACACGTGGGTGTACATATTATAATGGTAGAATATACACAACCACTAATGGGACAACAATGTGGGGATCCGGGGCACAAGGAGCATACCTTAAAGCTGATGTATCATTCATACCGAGTCTGAAATAAGGAAGCATATGTCAACCATAAGCTATGCCATAGAAATCACCACGGACGCTACCACCGTCACCAACGCCTCATACGGTATCACCGCCGGTATTTTTCGCTTCATCACTGGCCGTCCGTCCTATGCCGGATCTCCTACCTATCCTACTGGAGAAGCAGGTATAGCAACGGCTACACTACAGGCGCACTGGTACGAAGGCTGGATCAATGATCGCGGCATAGGCAGTGCTTCTCGCAGCATAGATGTCACTGTGGCAGGAGACTATGGCACCATGTCAGGTTTCTCATTCAGCCTGGCAGCAAACAAGGCCACGGACGCATTCTGGACATTTTGTGAAGACAACAGCATACATTTCACCAATAGGACTGTATCAGCCTATACGGTAATCGATGATGTCTTCTACTACCTGTGGAGCGGCGTCATAGAAAACAATCCGTATGATGATGAGGATTTCAAATTTGATTGCATCGATAAATTCCGCAGCGTGCATAAGGAAATACCTCCTCAGCCTGTCACCGTCACCGCATATCCTGATAGTACTGATGAGACTGCCACCAAGGTAGTGCCTATATCATTAGGAGACATAGGCTATGCCAACCTGGTGAATATCACCGGAGATCCTGAGTGGATCAACTTGATGAAATTGTCCACGGCAAAAGATCCTCTTGGCGTATACTACAAGTCGGCGCCTGTATATGAGTGGGATGTTACCACCAACAAGGTATCATTCCTGACTCCTAACATGGATACCAAAGGCAATACCAGTAACTATATAGTTGATACCGTCAACTCCAGTTACTATGCCTTCCTGGTGCAAGGATCAGAGTTGGCTACCAAAGCCTCAGAGTCTCCTGAGACAAATGTAGGCATACCTATCCTGTCCGCGGACGATGAGATCATCATACACCGCCATATAAAATTCATGGAGTCAACTTCTCTTACACTTCTTGATAACATAGGTATAAGCCAGTCATGCACCAGTCCTCAAGATATCATCATGTATCCTTTGGACATACGCCTGTTTGAGCCTGATCCTACTGTATCAACGAGTGAGGATGTGTGGTGGTTGAAGATAGGCAAGATCGATATCCAGTACAAGATATCCTCGAATGAGATCCAGTCATTCTATATCGATAATAATGGCATGCCTCTCATATATGCTTATGACTCACGCAGCAAATCATACACTTCAATAGGATCGCTCATCAAGGACTATGATTACACCAATGGCATAATCACCATACGCTCCAACAAGAATATGACAACGTCCGGTGGCTTCAACTATATCACTCCAATCAAATGTATTGTTGAGTCAGCTGACATAAAACGCACTGAGCATCTTGTGTCGGATACCTATGACTACTATCAATATATATGGCAGCCGCTGTCTGCTTCAGAGATAGTATCATTGACGGATGTTGATAGGACTACCTATGTTACTACTGAGCAGCCAGAAGGACAATCTTGGGGGGAGTTTTCTGTATTCAAGGCTATGTTGGCATTTGATGATAAAGACGACTTCTCAAAGTACTCCACCATATTCTTTGGTTTGGATATGACTGTTGAGACTTCTGACAGGCCTTTTGCAATCAAGCTATACCTGAATGGCGTCAATCCTTTAGGCAGTGCCGTTGAAGATACAGATGTAGAGCTATTCTATCCTGCGGACGGATACTATGTAGATGACTCAGAGGTACCATATACCATAAACATGTTTAACAATGACTACTACACATCTCTCGGTAAATCTGACAATGATGAGATCAGCATATTCTCAACCTGGAATAACCTGAAATATGCAGGTAGCAATACCTGGACAGTTATCACAGGGGCAACAGGAGAGCGTATAAAAAGAAAACTGGAGATACCTTCCAGCATCCTCAACTCCTTGAAGACAGGCATAAGCTCCAAGATATATGTGCGTGTGTCAATCATATTTGATGACTACAAAGAAGGTGCTGCTAAAATAAACTTTAAAGAGCTTGGCTTCCAAGGGTACGTTGAGCAGGAGTTGGCTACGGACGACATGTACATATCTCTACACGGAGAGTTGGATCCTGATGGCGTGCTCACTAATAACGTGTATAGAGCATTCAAGCACATCATGGAGACGTATGATGGTATAGCCACTGCCGATATAGACTACGGTAATGTAAGCTCAGTACGTACTGACTGGCATGTTGGAAGACAGATAGTAGATCGCCAGTCCTCCTTCAACTACTTGAAGCAACTATGCAACCACAGCTTCGTGAGCATATATCCGGCACGATCAGGCAAGAGATCGCTGACTGCCTGGATAGAAGATACTACTACGCCTATAGATTTCAACGAGTCTAATATACTAAGAGACTCCGTAAAAGGTATAGAGAAGACACCAGTATCTAAGGCCTATAATGACTACGTGCTCAACTATGCGTGGGATCCTGGGCGCAGAAAATATATGAAGTCTTTCTATGTCACCAAGGCACAGGAGACAGCTTTTCCAGCAGAGAGTGGTGCCTGGTCCGAGTACTGTGGAGGATTTCCTGCTAATGCCTATGTAGATGCCTATGTGCTGTGGAAGCAGGTACACGCCGGATATGCGTCCTTGAAGTGCGTGACGCCTCAACTACCTGATACCTATGCCAAACTACCGTGGTATACGGATCCGTCCATATGGGATAGTACCAGTCCGTATACAGGTACCAACTCAAGCGCCTATAAGTTTTTGAAGCAGATGATAGAGTGGGCTACAATACAAAAGGACATAGTAAAATACTCGTTGCCTATCACCGCCTCAAACATGCAGCTTGAGCTGCTGGATCGTATACGCTTCGCCGATAACCTTCTTACCGACGGCACCTGGGAAGAAGGATGGATCACAGGCATATCAGTCAACGCAAACGATAATAAGATTGACATCACGGCCATACTGACGCCGTATGAGATGTCTACCATACAGGATACTATCATCATAGAGCGCGGATCTGTAGCCAATGTAGATACCATCACTGAGCGCGGATCAGTCCTTAACACAAATACATACACCGAAACAGGTGTTTCTTAAGTATATTATCATTCATAGCAATAGAAAGTCAAAAGGAGTTAGTTTATGGCAAATGTGAATTCGGACGTCCTCCGTCTTGAAGCAACTGAAGCAGGCCTAACAGGTATCATAAGAAGTAAGGCTGATGGTTATGCCACCGACACGCACCGGCTCACGCATAAGTTTGGTGCCGGTGAATACCGCCATTGGACTGCCGATGAGGACTTCACACTCGGTGCTTCAGGCGTAAGCTACACCAGCTCTCTACGTCCTACCATACTTACAGTGGCTGATGCACTGGACGCCTCTCTTGGTAATGGTGGATACATAGTAGGAAGTGGTGTCACTGGACTACCGTACTATGGTGACGGTATCATCGAAAGCTACATATCATATCAAGGCAGTGCCATATATAGTACTGATGGCCACGTGTACTTCATGGGCGAGTCAGGCTACACTGGCATTTCCACCATGGCTGGATGCAGGTTTGTTATCACGCCTGTACCTCAAGGTGACACCATAGCGTTTGTGGCAGGTAATTCAAACGTCTCTGAATACAGCACGATGGGATTCACGGGGGCTGGTAGTAATGATGCCGAGCTCAAAATCAAGGCTCAGCAAGGTGGTGGTACCGCTCACCTTGTCCTGGAAGCCAACTATGGTAAGTTAAAATTGAAGACATCCACCATAGGCTCAGGCTCAGACGGTATAGTGCTGACTGGTTGTGATGATGAAGGAGTACTCTACAATACTACTGCCACTGGCAAGCACCGCGCTCTCTATGTAGACTCCGATGGAGAAATTGTACAGGCTGCAAGCGACACTGCTCAAAGGTATAAGGCGGCTGGATTCACGGGGACTATCACCACCTCCTATTTAGATACTGAAACATACGCAGCATGTGACTACGAGCTCACCGGTAATTTTGTACACCTGCATATACCGTTTGTATATGGCTGGAGTAATTCGACAACTCTAAGACTGGCAGGACTGCCTGCTGAGATACGTGCTACAGAGGACACACACTGCATGTGTTTTGTAAGAGACGAAGCAGCAACTTCTCATCTGGTGCGTTCCGCACGAGCATCATTCAGCACAGCGGATTATGTTAACTTTTATCCTACACTGGTTGACGGATCAGTAGTGACTACTTCTTCATCATTTTCAGAAACTGGATACAAAGGTATTGAGAGCCAGACGCTAACGTATAAGGTAAACTAATAACTCTTGCATAAGTATCAAATATGGCGATTCCAGCGTTTTGGTAAGGAAAATTTTTCAACAAAGGACAGGACAGGATGATAAAAATCTGCACTCCGATCTACTCGGACACCACGGATCAGCATAAGTTGAGCCTGGTGGAGATGTCTGATGACGGCAGCATAGACTTCGAATATGTGCAGTGCCGCTCATGTATGCCTGCTCTGGCTCGTAACACCATGATCAATAATGGTAATTCAACACTTATTAAACAAGTATTAGAAAATAAATACAGTCATTACCTGTTTGTTGACTACGATGTCTCCTGGACGGTATCCGCGGTAAAAAAATTACTGAAGCACCACCTTCCTATCGTGAGTGCCGCCTATGTCTCACGTAGCAGCAATAGGTGCTTTAATGCGGGCAGGTACACACTGGTACCTGGTAATCCAGGGGAGTGGGTAGGAAGGCAATCTAAAGGCTTAAATGAAGTGGATTGGGTAGGTGCAGGCTTCCTTCTGGTAGAGCGTGAGGCATTAGAGCAAATGGAGTATCCATGGTTTCGACACGTGACTATACCTTATATGCAGCCTGCCAGCATTGAAGACTACGTGGAGTACCACCAGTTTGAGTGCAACGAGGATGTAGGATTCTGTATGAATGCTGCCGCGGCTGGTTTTAAAATAGTATTAGATTGTGACGCCTATGTCAACCATAATTGTGAGGCAAGTGTAGCACCTCTACAGATGACTCCTCCACGCAGCAAATTCCATATAGGCAAGGCGCCATTTGTGATTGAAGATCTGGCAGGCAAAGTTGCTGGTGAGTATACCAACGTTCCTATAATACATACCACCACGGTTTAGTTTCTGCAGCAATGCGCTCATCCAGTAGCTCCAGCAGTGCCTGAAGCTCCTGTACTGTGCATGTAAAAACTTTACAGGTTTTGAAGAAGTACAATGTGGCTATAGCCTTGCGTGCCTTCTTAAGAGCACGCTTTGACTTGATCTTATCAAGCTGATCCAGTGCCGCTTTTAAGACGCAGACGTCAGTCGCCATGGCCCCCACTCTTTATAGGCTTTTACAAGTGCGCATATCTTACGCAGGATATCATCAGGAAACATTTTCATATACTCGTATGATCCGTCGCATCTGCTGATGCACACAGTTATGCATTCGTCAAAGTTGTCATTCATGTCTTCGTGCGATGTAAACCACATACCTGATAATGGTGGAAGCCTGCGTATGATGATGGTGTCATAATCATCACGATCAAACTTCCAGCGAGAGCCATCTTCTTTTGAAGTGATGATCATATCAGTCGCCATTGCTGTACTCTCGCCACATGTCGTCATAGATACTTCTGATCTCTGCCTCATTTAGCTCTTGCACAATACTGCTCACCAAGGCTATTGATTTGCCTGTGTTAGTATTGAGATATCCACACTCCAATCCTACCATGTTGTCTATGCCAGGCTCAACGCGAAAGAATATAGCTCGGTTTTCTCCACCTTTGATCCATGATATGTGCTGCGGTTTTAGGTTAGGTTTTTCAGGCTTCTTCATAAGTACAACCTTCTCCTTCCTCGTCATCAGGATTAAAAATTCGATCATATCGACACAGTAAAACACCTACAAGTACTTCCAGATCGCCATCCGCCTGTGCAACATCGTCCGGTGATAACAGCATAGCTTCATAATCACCGTGAAAAGTTGATCCCCTGACTATACTGTCTGTTGATGGATCATAATACAGACGGTTACCCAAATCTTGCCCCAGATAATCAATCATCTCCTGCGTCAACTTTATCATGATCCTGTCCTTTCATTTCACGGTGTGGATGACAATCACCGCGATTAACAGTAATATAATTGATAAACATGTTGTCATTGATTAGTCCTTAAGAAGCTCGTCAATATCAATTACTATTGAATCATCCAGCTTGATTGTACCAACGGTGACTGCAGGAGCTGTCTCATCAATCACCAATGCGCGAATATGATCAATACCTTTTGCAGTAAGAAAAGTTTTTGCAACATTTCTTTCAACACCATTTTTATCCTTGAATATAAATTCCTTCATCCGGAAAAGATCTCGCTCAACATAGCGTTGATAAGGCTCGTCTGAGTCCATGATATATTTGTTGTCGCGCAACAATGCTTTCAATCTATTACGACCAGTAGGACTGTGATTGTAAAGTACTTTTGCGGCCTCTGATATTGTATACAATCCGTCAGTCATAACAAGATCTCTATACAACTTTGCAAGAGGATTATTACGCTCGGCATCTTCCTCAAGTTGTTGGCAACGCTCAGTTGTGTCAGCCAAGGCACGAAGAGCACTAACGTAGTCTTTTGGTGCAGTATAAGTGCCAGTCCTACGTATGGTAGGTAATACCTCATGAGTTACCCACCGTTTGAAGGCGTGTGCTTCAGGTTTGTTGCTCGTAAGAATCAAGGAATATAGCCCTGGCTCTGTAACACATTGCATCTCTTGAGGCCCACCAAGGGTGTCAATAATTTTTACACCCTTTTCATCATAATCTATGCGCTCAACTGTCATACGCGAGTTACCTAAATCAAGCGCGTCACACACATCTTTTGCCACCCACCACGTTTGATCTCCATCAACAGCTATGCGTACCTGATGCTCTCCAAATGTCCTCGTGATAATTTCGTTGCTCATCTTCCTGTCCTCGCTTTAAAAAAGGTATAAACTATTTACCATCATTCTGATACCAATGTTGATCAATCACTGTCATAGTACTACCACGTAGCTCCCCTATTCGTGGTAGATCTGACATGCTCACAGCCAACACCGTTTGTAAAGCAAACCGACGATCATATCCTTTTACTTTGTGCAGTTTGAATCCTTCCTTCAACATCCACTTCCTGAAACTTGATTTGTCTTTACCATAAAACTTTGACAAAGCATTAAAAGGTACTTTGTCTTTTACATTTACAAGCGTGTGTGACATACTTCCTCCTGATGTTAGTGATTGTGATTATCCTAACCACACCACAATATACCTCAGTGCAGCCAGAAAGTCAACCCAAATCGCAAACTATTTTGTGTCAAAAACGAAAGTGGACTTGTCAAAAACGGAAGTGGTTATGTTTCCAGTCCTGACAGTTTGTTTGTTAGTTTTGATAATGCTATGTGCTCACGGATATATTCTGACATCGTGAGATTGCTGCGTGTGGCAGCCTCACGCAAATCGTCTAATTCTTTTTCCTTTAAACGTACTACGAGATTTTTTGACACCCTGTCTTCCGGACGTTTGTATGGTATTCGTTTAGTCTTCTTCATTTTTTGTGCCCCTTGCTTCTGAAAGTTGTTGAAGGTGTAGTGCTCTTTTATCTATATCACCGTCAGATATTGTTTTGTTTCTTATAGCTGTACAATCATCGTGACACTCTGAACAAAGAATAGCATAGTCTTCTATTCTTTCCTTCCCAAGATTGTAAATATATGGATATATAATATGGTGCACTTCTATGTTATACCGTGTCATGAATTTAATAGGTACTATGTGGATCTCATCTCTTGTGTACCCACACATGAAACATCTTTTTCCGTATAACTTCAAAACAATGTTACGTTTACCAGTCTCATACTTTGAAGCTCTGAGTTTTTCCATCCTCTTGTGCTTTTCCGGTATGGAAAGAATATTCTTAATAGTAGCTAAACTTTCAACATCAGCATGAGGAGCGTGCTGCACTATGTCTTCAAAATTATGTCTTAGTGTATCACACTCGGTGCAGAAAAGACTGTTACCAACGGTGTGTGCTTTTGGTGTCTTCCGACAAGACTGACACAAATCAACGTCTTGTATAGAATCTAAAAATTTACTAAGTGACTCTTCATCTTCTGGTGAGGCAGCCCTCATGATAATATCACCATATTCAAAAGTGTCAGTACCACTGTCAATTTCTTTTTCCTTCCGATCTACTATCTTCTTAGAAGGAGCCCCGCCAATAGCCTGAAACGCATCGCTCACAACGTCAATCATACGCCTGGACATAACAGTCCTCCTTTGTAGGTAATCATGCTGTCTCTGATAAGTCAGAGTCGTTTGCATCAATACATTTCTTACGGTACTCGGAATATAATTCCATGGCAGCTTGTCCTCGCAAGCTCATGCAATACTTGTCAGGTACAACCGTTGACGGAACAACACGGTTGGCACTATTAACTACGATGTAACCTTTCTTACGCTCAACTTCAAGAGTCATGTAACAAGGCTTACTATCCAAATCTTCTTGTATGATTTGAAATAGCTTAACAACATTGCCAACATGCTTAATACCTTTTGGAAAGTTATCAAAACCTATGGCTTCAAGTATCTTACGGCAAGATGATCCTGGTGCAAATGAAAGAGTGATAACACCGTAGTCGTCTTTGATTTCTCCGAAGGCGTCATAATACCACCAGACAAGTAGAGCCTTACGATATACGTACTCTCTCTTGCCTCTGGACTTACTGGTTGGATAGTAGAAGCTACCAAGATCATGGAATACACGTAACCGTACTGCTGTTGGACCACAAGCCTTCTTAAGAGCCATAGAAAGATCCTTCATTCAAGATTCCTCTCAACCAATAAATCACCGCTTCCGGCATAATATACTACGTGTGCAACCAAAATGTAAAACAATTTATAACTTTTTTTAGTCGGCATAAATAGTACGCATAAAAAAACGACATATACTATTAAGATGCTTTTGATAGCTATGCTTCTAACGTAAACTCACACCATATACTGGTGTGATACTAACGGCACTCGCTTCGCTCGTGCCTGAATACCCACCTGTGTGGTGGGTAAAAGAAGGAAAAGCAAAAGCCAAAGCAAAAGCCAAAGCAAAAGCCAAAGCAAAAGCATCTTTATTTGTCCAGGACTTCAAAGCCTATAACATTTCCTTAGCCGGAGAAGTATATTCAAACCAACAGGACAGGATCATGAATACAATAACACAACTAATAGTTGACAACTACCATGATTGTTGTAGGCTTGCTGGTAAGGTATTGTACAGCCACTTTAAAAACACTCAGGACGATTCAAAGCTGCCAGACTTAGTTGGAGACGTTTTAATATTGTGGAGCAAACCTAATACCTTTAAAACAGTCACAGAGGCCATTTCGAAAGGTATTAGCTGGAAGGTTGTCTTCTTCCGGTATTGTCAGTCAGTTTTATCAAATGCAACCAAAACCTATAAAGTCCGCCGTGAGGCACTTGTAAAGTATCCAGGCATCCTTAATGGCTGCACAGGTGTGTTTAGCATGTACCAGTCAGTAGAGTCTGAAGTAATGTCCAATTTAGAGCGTGAGCGCATAGCTGCTATACATGAGCCTAACCAGGTGTACCTTGAGCGCCTGGAATCAGGTACGCCATTTGGATCCAGCAATCACCGTGTGCTTAAGAGATTCCGGAAGGATGCACTACTGGCCATATACGGAGAAGAAGAAATTTAACAATTTCCTAATAACCTTTGCATTACAGGTAAACATGTAGTATATTGTGTGCATAGCATGAGCAAACCAGTCAAAAACAGTACGGATCAGGTGTGTCGGGATATCATCATCGACTTGATTGATACGATCATGGACAGGTGCAAAGACGGATCTCCTATCTGGAAGAAACTCGCCTGTTTGAAAAAAGCCGCCATAGATGGTACTTATCCAGCCTCAAAACCACGTAGTTAAAAACGTATTAATTAGACACGTCCAATAGCCTGGACATGCTTTGTGTGGCAACTACGATTAGGCAGGCCTTCCTAAAAAACCATAGGCCAAAACGATACTAATTTAGGCACATTTTTTGGTTTTACAGAAATTTAAGTCCTGGGGTTATCATCCAGGAAACCGGAGTTAGGATTCAACCGCTTGGTTGTGTCAATTTTTTTAGGCATGGAGTCTGGTCCTGTACGTTCATTACACAAAGAAGGATAATTCAAGGCATGGCGAATAAAGGCACAGGACGCTTGCACAGGATAGTCTGTGTGTTGGGACATGGTTTGGGTGCCCCAAACAGTTTGAATCAGTCAAACCATCGATTTGAGCATAGCTGGGCACTAAGAAACTGGTTTTGGGGCCTCTTCTGCCTTGTCCTTAAATGGACGGTATGGATACAGAGGACATTGGTTATTCCTGCAGTCCATTCCGCCGTCCTCATAGTAGCACATACATTCAGAGCATTTAGCGCGTATGGCTTGGCCGCGAGTAAGAGTCACGCCATTAAGATACTTCCTAAGAAGTTTTATTCCGGAATAACCTTGGTTTTTGGCCCTATCGAGTTCCTTCAACAGTCTTGCACGAAACTCATCAGTCATCATACACTCCTCCTTGGTTAGTAGGTACGTCATGAATATACTTTTGTGTATAGAAGATGTCAAGTACACGGTAAAAACGTTGCAGTTTCTTAGGTTTGCAAGGGCTTAGGTAGGATCATGGTACAAAACAATAGGTATAAGTAATAAAAATTTGCCTGTCAATTTCATCAGATTCGCCATATATGGCTCAATCAAAACAATACATGAAGCACCTGGTATCACCACTCACATCCTACCACAGGTGGGCAAAATCCGCTCATGGCATCAATAACAGCCACCGTATCCTGGACGAGTCAATCCTGTCCGCCAATAATGAAACAACCACGCTACGGTTAGAGGATGAGCATGATGAGATCGAGCATACCGAAGACTGTCCGGAGTGGGGATCTCCAAAGTTTTTGGAAGCATATAAGCACCTGCCACCGCTTGAGCAGGAGTGCCTTGAGCAGTACTACCGCCAAAATATATATCAAAGGGATATAGGAAAAAATGTTGGACGCAGCCAGTCCAATGTATGCAGGCGCCTATATACCGCGGCAGCCAGGCTAAGGTATTGGGCCACGATGCCACCACTACCACCTGAAGGATGGTGGCAACGGTATATACAGCCATCAAAACAAACGAGAGTACAGCCATATGAGATCATATACGAGTTTGCGAAGGACTGCAGTCAGTCTGCCACGGCTGAGCGACTATCCGTGAAACTTGGCAGGCATGTAAGGCAGTGTGCTGTATATGACTGTCTGCACCGTGTGCACGGTAAATTAGAGAGGATGCATGATACGTGCACCGCTAACGAAGAAGTGACAGCCATGCTTAAATGGATTGAGCATGCTTTGCAAGGCCAGTTTATGACACTACGGTATAGTGATGAGTTTAGGGCTGAGAGAAGCAGGCGTATGACGAGGGCCATGGTGAAGAGGTGGGGACGTGAGAAGTATAACAAAGGAGATCAGGATGTCCAGTAGCAAACCAGCAGCATGTGCGCCACGTGTCTGGGACAAGTTTTCATCCTCACAGAAGCGCACGTGGCGGATGTTTTACAAGGACTTCATCTCTGAATGGGGGATCAGTGAGAAGAAGTTGTCAAAGGGTGAAAGAGAAGTCATCGCCAGTAATCACGCGACACTGGCGGTGTGGGCTGCTATCAAGTAATGAAAGGACAGGATCATGAAAGCAAAAGGGAAAAAGGTTGTATCGATCAGTTTGCCAAAAGGTATCACTGCGGAATTAGGCACAACGTCAATAGCATTCATTGGTGAGGTTGACAAACTTGAAAAGGCGATGGACACAATCATCGAGGCGATCAAAATGTCAAAGATTACGTTGGACATTATTAAGAAGAAATCAAAATGACACGCGATGAAGAGAATGCAATTTAACAGGAGGTGCAGTATGAGAAGATGGCATGTGGAGTATAAGCGGGGTGCATGTGAAACGCAGAGTGCCTATGTGGTTGAACGTGACGATACAACAAAAGGCGAGCAACCTGGTTTGTTTGATGGTTGGTTCCGCTTTCCTGGCAACTCTATAATGATTGCGGAGGATGTTGTAGCAAGTATAAGCGAGGTATAACAGTGACACGTGACGAAGAAAATGCCTTTTGGCGCGGACGTAACCTGTCTCACCTTTCCTCCGAGGAAGCTTGGGCTCAGTTTCAACGTGAGATTGATGAGCGTGATAAGTACAGGCCACCAGAGGATGATGAGAATAAGTGGAGAGCACGGACGATATGAGTACTACGCAGATATGGACACCATCATGGATGGTAGACAGGATGATATCTTGTGTACCATCCTTAAAAGGACACATACTGGATTTGTGTGCTGGAGAAGGCGCATTTGTAAGAGGTCTTATAAAGGCTGGAGTGCATCCATCTAATATCACTGCTGTAGAGATTGATCCGCGGTTTAAAAATGTATTAGAAGCATATGGGGTTGAAGTACTGATAGGAGACTATAAGGCGGCTTTGGACGGCAAGGCCGGGCAGTATGACGTTGTCTTCTCGAACCCGCCTTATCAAGTTCAGAGTGTGGCCCAGAAGGGTCGTGAGGGTAGTGGCTCAGTACAAGCCAAGCCCATCTACCACGAGGTCGTGATGTACACAATCGACGTCCTCAAGTCTCAGTACGTCTGCATGATCACGCCGTCCCGATGGATGGTTGGCGGGATGGGTCTTGGAGACTACCGGGCACGGATGCTCAAGGACAGGAACATCCGGTTGATACAGGATTTCCCTGGAACCTATGATGTGTTTGAAGACATTGGGGGGATCGCCGGGGGTGTTTCCTACTTCTTGTGGGATCGGGACTACAACGGTCTCTGCGAGTTCAACGGGGTACAGAGGAACATCGGGGAGTTTGACATCATTGTCCGCGACCATACCTCGTGTCTGATCATGAAAAAGGTTCTTGTCAAGCACACCGAACCTTTTTGTATTGAGCGGGCTTTTCCGAACAAGCCTTTTGGTCTCCCCACGAATTTCAGGGGGTGGGTTGCGGATGGTACTCCGGGGTCGGTGAAATGCTACTCGGTTGGTCGAAAAGTCAAT